TACAAAAACGAGGATTACGAATTAATTAAATAAATAAGTTATGGGAAGACCAAGAAAAAAACAAGCGGAAGGATTAGGCGACACCGTCGAAAACATTTTAGAAGTTACAGGAATAGCAAAAGTTGCTAAATGGGTAATGGGTGAAGATTGCGGGTGCGATGAACGCAAAGCAAAACTTAACGAACTTTGGAGATACAAGAAACCCGAATGCCTAACGCAAGACGAATACTCGTATTTAGATACTTTTTACAATAGGGGAAGAAGTAGTGTAAGTCCAAGCGAACAACGGGAGTTGCTAAAGATTTACAACCGAGTTTTACACGAACGAGTTCAACCAACTTCGTGCGGTTCGTGTCTACGTGAAATAGTAAACAAACTAAACCAACTTTACGCAGTTTATAAAGCCGAACAAGATGGAAGTGTTGAAGGTTAAGATATCGGAAATTAAACCGAACCCGAAGAATCCGAGGTTAATTAAAGACGAAAAGTTTAAGAAATTAGTCAAGTCAATTAAGGAATTTCCACAAATGTTAGAACTTCGTCCGATAGTAGTGGATGAGAATAACATTATATTAGGTGGAAATATGCGTTTTAAGGCACTTAAAGAAGCAGGACATACCGAAGTGTCAATAGTTAGGGCAAACGACCTTACAAGCGAACAAAAAGACGAATTTATTGTAAAGGATAACGTAGGTTTCGGAGAATGGGATTGGGATAGTTTAGCAAACGAATGGGAAGTAGATAAACTGGAAGAATGGGGTTTAGATTTACCCGTTGATTTAAGCGTTCAAGAAGAAGATAAAGAAGTGATAGCACACGGCAAACTTCAAGAAACTTTTTTAATACCTCCTTTTTCAATTTTAGATACAAGGCAGGGTTATTGGAATGATAGGAAACGTTATTGGAAAGAAATAATTAACGATAATGGTGAAAGTAGAGAAAATACTTTAGCAAATGGAAGTATGATGGCGGAAATGAATAACGGAGTTTCAATACTTGACCCAGTTTTGGCCGAAATTACAAATAAATGGTTTGGACTTGAAAAGTGTAATACGTTTGATTGTTTTGCAGGTGATACGGTTTTTGGCTATGTTAGTAGTTATTTAGGAAATAAATTTACAGGTATTGAATTAAGAAAAGAACAAGCCGATTTGAATAATTCAAGAGTAAAAGGTTTTAATGCAAATTATATATGTGATGATGGAAGAAATGTATTAAACTATATTGAAGAAAATTCACAAGATTTATTATTTAGTTGTCCGCCTTATTTTGATTTGGAAGTTTATTCAGATTTAGAAAACGATGCAAGTAATCAAGACACTTATGAGGAATTTATAGAAATAATAGAAGATGCCTTTAGTAAAGCCGTAAAATGCTTAAAAGAAAATAGATTTGCAGTTATTACGGTTGGAGATGTACGAGATAAAGACGGATTCTATTATAATTTTATAGATGATATTAAACGTATTTTTATTAAAAACGGAATGAAATTGTATAATGAATTAATTTTAATTGAAAGTATTGGAACATTACCGCAAAGAGTGGGAAGGTTTATGGAGCATCGAAAGATTGGTAAATGTCATCAAAATGTTTTAGTATTTTACAAAGGAAACACAAAAGAAATTAAAAATATATTTCCAAAAATAGAAGTAGATGAAAGCACAAATGTATAATTATTCAAGTTGGATAGATGAAACTAATCCTAGTATATTATTTGATAAATATATGTTATTACTGAATAAAAGCGGTTTTGGTGTTTTAGATGTAATTGAAAAGCATTTTGAACCAATGGGATATACGGCGTTATTTTTATTAAGTGAAAGTCATTTTGCAATACATACTTTTCCTGAGCATAAACAAACATATATTGAATTATCAAGTTGCGTAAAAAAACAATTTGATTATTTTGTAAAAAACAACGAATAAGCAACGATATGGCAGGCAAAGGACAAATAGAACCAAGGTGGGAAAAAGGCGAAAGCGGAAATCCTGCAGGAAGACCGAAAGGAAGTAAGAACCGAAGTACAATAGCGCGCCGTTGGTTAGAAGTTAATCAATCATTAAAGAATCCAATAACTGGCGAGAACGAAACGACAAGAAGACTTAATGACCTTGGCGCTAATTAAAAAAGCGCGTGAAGGCGATGTAAACGCATACAAAGCGTTAATGGATAGCGGTTATGGTGCGCCAGTTCAGCAAATCGAACAAACAAATATCGAAATTCCTTTATTCCCCGATGTTCAAGAGGACAACAGCAACGAATAAAGTACTCGGACTTAAGAACCGCGTTAAGATTATTCAAGGCGGAACTTCGGCTTCTAAAACTTATTCAATTTTGGCGGTGCTAATTAATAAGGCGCTATCAATACACGGAATAGAAATAAGCGTAGTCGCTGAAACAATCCCACACTTAAGACGGGGTGCGTTAAAAGACTTCTTAAAGATAATGAAATGGACGGGCAGATTCTTTGAGGATAGGTTTAACAAATCGTTACTTCGTTATGAGTTCGCCAACGGTTCGGTTATCGAATTCTTTTCCGCAGATGATTCAAGCAAGTTAAGGGGTGCAAGGCGCGATATACTTTATATTAACGAATGTAATAACGTAACGTTTGACGCTTATAACGAACTTGCTATACGAACACGAAAAGAAGTTTATTTAGACTTTAACCCTGCTAACGAATTTTGGGTACATACGGAACTAAAAGACGAACCCGACTCGGACTTCTTAATTCTTACCTACAAAGATAACGAAGCACTTGACCAAAGTATAGTAGAACAAATCGAAAAAAACCGAGACAAAGCAAAGACGTCTAGTTATTGGGCGAACTGGTGGAAGGTTTACGGCGAAGGTCAACTCGGAATGCTTGAGGGTGTTGTTTTCAGTAATTGGAAGATAATTGACACGATTCCAAAGGAAGCACGATTATTAGGTATAGGACTTGACTTCGGATATACGAACGACCCGACCGCAGTTATAGAAATTTACGCATACAATAACCAACGAATAGTAAACCAAATTGTTTACCAAAACGGGTTAGTCAATAGTGAAATAGCGAAGCGCCTACCGAAAAACGTAATAGTGTACGCGGATAGTTCCGAGCCGAAATCAATCGAAGAAATTAGACGCCTAGGAATAACGATTAAAGGAGTAACTAAGGGTAAGGATTCGATTAACTACGGAATTGACGTAATGCAACGTCAGGACTATTTAGTAACTAATCAAAGCGTGGATTTAATCAAAGAACTTCGTTCGTATATTTGGGACACGGACAAAACGGGAAGAAGATTAAACAAACCAATCGACTTTAATAACCACGCAATAGATGCACTACGTTACCACGAAATGGAAACTTTAGGAATAGGCGCAACATACGGAAGCTATGCAATACGATAAAACGAACGATATGCAAGTAATGATTACCCGTGTGGAATCTTACATACAAGAACGAACAGGCAAACGCGTTCGAATCGTATTTAATAATATGGCACGATTTACCGCTCACTTCGAAATGCTAATTAAGGCGCACGAACACGTTATGAATTACAAAAACACGAATAAATAATTATACTTATATGAAGTTAGAAATAACCGTCCCAAGTTCAATTAGCGAAATTCCTTTAGTGAACTATCAAAAGTTCCTGAAGTTGCAGCAATCGTCAAACGATGAGGAATTTATCGCGCAGAAAATGATTGAGATATTTTGCGGTATAGAATTAAAGGACGTTGTTAAAATGAAACTAACGAGCGTTAACGACTTAATTATTCACTTCAAAAATATATTCGCTGAAAAACCAAAGTTCAAACCTACCTTTAAGATTAAAGACCTTGAGTTCGGGTTTATTACCGACCTTGAGAATATAAGTTTTGGGGAGTACGTGGATTTAGACAACTACTTAGCAAAGTGGGATGATTTCCATAAAGCTATGGCGGTAATGTACCGACCTATTAAAATTAAAGACGGAGAAAAATACGAAATAATTGAATACACTGGCGCAGGGGAATACGGCGAGTTAATGAAGTTCGCGCCAATGGACGTAGCGATTTCGGCTTCGGTTTTTTTTTGGACTTTAGGAAGCGAGTTATTAAGCGCTACCCTAAACTATTTAGAGACGGAGTTGAAGAAGATGAGCGAGACCGAACAAGCGACTTTAGCGCACGAACTCAGTTCGGGAAAAAATGGGGTTGGTATAGTTCAATCTACGGACTTGCTAAGGGAGACCTTACACGATATGACGAAGTTACTAAATACGGATTATATAAGTGTCTTACCTATCTTACATTCGAAGCAGAAAAAAACGAAATTGAATTAATGGAAATAAAAAAGAATAACAAATGAAGCCAAAACTAAATTAAAAATAACACATTTGGCTAATTATAAAAAGAATAACAAATGAACGGATACTACTCTTTACTAAACGAACTTAACACCCACTTTACTTCCGACCCGTTAGTGAACACCATAACGCAAGGTTCGATTTTTAACGTGGACTTAGGTAAACAAAACTTATTCCCGTTGGTTCACATTATGGTAAACCAAGTTACATTTAACGACAACGTAATGACTGCGAATGTAACGTTAATGGCTATGGATAACGTAAGCCAACGAAAAGAAGAACCAACAACAAAGTTCGAAACTTCGGACAACGAAATAGACGTACTTAACACCCAGTTGGCAATTTTGAATCGAGCGTTTGAAATGCTTAAACACGGAAATATATGGGATAATCTTTACCAATTAAATGGTGCGCCTACGTGCGAGCCTTTTGTAGAACGCTTTGAAAATTATTTAGCGGGTTGGGCAATGACTTTCGATGTGGACTTCCCGAACGATATGGTTGGGCAATGACTTTCGATGTGGACTTCCCGAACGATATGACACGCTGTTAATGGAAAAGGAGTTACAACTTAAAGCACTTGAGGAATTTCGCGACTATGTAATAGCTAAAGCGAAAAGCAACCTACGCAGTAAAAACGCTTCAGGTAAACTTAAACAATCGTTAGGCGCAGAAATCAAGGTAATGCCGAATTCAATTCGTTTTTTCTTTGAAATGGAAGAATACGGATTTTATCAAGACCAAGGAGTTCGAGGGGTACGAAGCGGACGAAGTTTAAGCGGTTTTAAGTTCGGTTCAGGTACTGGCAAAAAAGGCGGTTTAACGGAAGGGATTAAAAAATGGGTTAAACAAAGACGAATCCAATTTAGGGACGACAATGGAAGGTTCTTAAGTTCTAACGCTACGGCAATGATTATTACGCGTTCAATTTGGCAAAAAGGAATAAAGCCTTCGATGTTCTTTACTAAGCCGTTTAAGTACGCATTTAAGAACTTACCTAACGAATTAATAGACGCTTACGGACTTGAAGCGCAAGAAACATTTGATACAATAATGAAGGAAAATTTTAAGAATTATGGCTACTAACATTTATGCACGTTCCCCATTTATAATTGAGGTTAACGAAGTAGGACAAAGCGGAAGTAAAGTCGAACTTTACATTTATCAAAACGGAACAAC